ACACCCCCCTGTTATTTAGCCTAGAGTATAAAATGCCTTACGAGTACCATCATTATAGGTCTTGTAATTTGTAACAATGTTAACACCCTTACTACGCATCTCACGAACACGGGCAGAAACGTTGGTAATACCAAAACGTGAACGTGCCTGAGAAGCAGAAATCTTCTGACCTCTTGTTAGAGCGTTTAGAAGACGTGAGTTCTGTGAACCCTTACGGAAGGGAGTTGTAGTTGTTGCAGTTGTATTCATTTTTTTGTTTTTCCTTTGTTATAAGTTTAATTGTGGTGTTCAACCACTATGATACCAGTATAGCATCAGAATACGAGTTTGTCAAGAACTTTTTTATATTTTTTATATATTTTTTTGCTACTAATATTAAATATATTATCTCTGTCAACGACACTCTTATTATAGCACAGAAAATGTAAGTTGTCAAGTGTTTAGTCAAAAAAGTTTAAAAATATTTTTCTTGACAACCTAAATAGTCTTTGCTATAATGAGCTTATGGTTGAAGAAGACATCCTAGAAAAACGAGAACGTGTACAGGACATCATCAATCCTTTTGGTACAAAGGAACCAAAGTGGAATGACATTGATGTAACTGTACTTCATAATAAAGCAAGACTATCAATTCTTGGCTCTGCATATAATTGGTATAGCTATAATGCTACACCTATGCAACATAAGAAATGGGTTTTGGAATACTGTAAGAATAATCCTGGTTTCACACAGGATGATACTGATATTCTAGAATCAGTTAATGAAAAGAGATTTATTCCTTATGGACCAACATTAAGAATTTTCATGAACAATGGTCCTATTCAGAAATCTTCTTTATCAAAGATTAATATTCATATTAAAGATTTAATTGAAGAACATTCTTTAATCCATGAAGAAAAAGTAAAGCAGAACAAAATTAAGCAGCTTTATAAAATTGAAAAAGAACATGAACACACTTCTAATTTAATTAGTGAGTTTGAAGAAAAAGTTCATTCTTTCATTATAGATAAATCATACAAGTTTAATTTTAATTATAATGATTGGGTAGCAAAAAATAACGTACCAAAAAAAGTTCACCTACATATTATAGAGAGATGGAATCAGGTAAAAGATGAATTAACATCAACTGAGCCTGATTGTATTGAGGCATATAGCCATATTCCATACAAAAAGAAGTTAGAGTTAATTTCATTTCTTGAAAGTCTAGCTGTAACTGAACAGGTTGAAGAAGTTCCTGTTAAAAGAACACGAACAAAGAAACCAAAATCCGCTGCAAAGCAAATTAAAAAACTAAAATATATGGATAATTTCCAGGAATTAAATCTAAAAAGTATTAATCCTGAAAAAATTATTGGTGCAACAAATCTATGGGTTTACAACACTCAGTACAAAATTTTATTTAATTATGTTGCTGAGAAAGATAAATCTTTTGAAATCAAAGGCACAACTCTTTTAAATTTTGATGAAAATCTTTCTGTGGGAAAACGTCTCAGAAAACCAGAAGAGGTATTGACAACAATCCTCAATGGTGGTAAGATTGTATTCAGAAAGACTTTTGAAGGTCTAAAAACCAAACCAATTAAAACAACCGGAAGGATAAACGAACACTGCATTCTTTTAAAGGCATTTTAAAGTATGAGTCACTTAACTAAGGAACAAGAATTTCTTATTATGAATGGATGGGAAATTAACCCACATCGTAAGAACGGCGAAATTTGCAAGATCCCAATTTACAAGCAAGATGGGAACATTGATGAAAAGACATGGTATACACTATCTGAGGCTTTAGATATCGAACGACAGTCAGATCCAGATGGATATACAAACTATGTTTACTACGGCGATTATGCCAGAGATTATGATTTCGAGGATTAAATGTTTACTAGTGAAGAACTTGGTGTTGAGCGTTTAGAAATTGATGATGCTGTTTATCGTTTTGATTGGTCAAAACCATTAACAGAACAACTATGTCTTGGTGTCATTACAGAAATTATTTCTACAAATGAACTAAGAGAAGGCTACAAAGTAGAAAGTATTTATGATATTTCTAAGTTTGATGAAACTAAAGTCTATACAAGACTAGACTTAGAAAAAGCTCCAAAAGATCCAGACAAAACAATTAAACGTCATATTAAAGACCTGGAAAGTTATGCACTTCGTAATTTAGGAAGAACAGAATGATTTTATTAGATTTCAATCAGGTGGCAATTTCAAATTTATTTCAGAATTTGAATATCAACAAGTCTTCTTCTACTATTAAGGTAGAGGAGGACTTGTTGCGTCATATGATTTTAAATACCATTAGAGGCATTGTTCAGTACAACAAAGCAGAATATGGTGAGCTAGTTATTTGTTGTGACAACAAAGTTTATTGGCGCAAGGAATTTTATCCACATTACAAGGCAAACAGAAAAAAGGATAGAGATAACTCCGGACTGGATTGGGAAAGTTTCTTTGTTTCTTTAAACAAAATTAAGGCAGAAATCATGGAGTTCATGCCTTATAAGGTGATTGATGTTTATGGTGCCGAAGCAGATGATGTAATTGCAGTTCTTGTAAAGCAACTTCATGAGAATGAAAAGATTTTAATTGTCTCTGCTGATAAAGATTTAAGTCAATTGCAGAAATATAAGAATGTAAAGCAATTAAATCCAATCGCAAAAAAACTAATCAATATTGATGATCCAGAAGAATTTCTTTATGAACATATTATTCGTGGAGATTCTGGTGATGGTATTCCTAACTTCCTGTCAGATGATGACACATTTGTTACATCAAAACGACAAAAACCAATTTCATCAAACAAACTTCAGGCTTGGCTAAAACAAAAGCCTGAAGATTATTGTGATGAAAAGATGATTGCTGGTTTCATTAGAAACCGCAAGTTAATTGATTTTGATTACATTCCAGATTTAATCAAGAAAAATGTTTTAGAAAGCTATAACAGAGAATTTGTGAAAGATAAGAATAAAATGTTTAATTACTTTGTTAGTGCTAAGTTAAAAAATCTAATGGAAAACATTCAGGATTTTTAAAAATAAATAGTGATTAAATTCACTTAATTCCCACCTCAAGGATAATTATGACATTGATGTTATCAGAAGTATTTGATGCAGTTAATAAGGCTGCATCATTAGATGATAAAAAGAAAATTCTACTCCAAAATAAAACTCCTGCCCTATTAACCATTTTACGTTATGGTTTAGATAATAGAATTCAGTTTGATACAGAAATTCCAACATACAAACCAGATTCTAGTCCTATTGGTTTAAGTTATGGTTCTCTTCAAAAAGAATATAGACGTTTATATATTTTCACAAGAATTTATAGAAACGTTAATATCAACAGAAAGAAAATGATTCTAGCACAAATTCTAGAGTCAATTAGCCCATCGGAAGCAAAGCTTTTGGAAAGTGTTTTGACTAAGAAATTTTCTTTGAAAGATGTTGATAATGTATTTTTAAATTCTGTTTTTCCTGAACTAATGCTTCCTGTGCCATTAAAGGAACAAAATGGAAAGGAAGAATCTGTACAAATACCAACTGAAAAAGCAGTTGAAGTCGAAACCAAGGTTGTACCACCCAACAGAAAGAAAAATAAAAAAGTGGTTTAAAAAACTGAACACATTATTCTTCAATGATACTTTACCTGAATTTAATAAAATAAACATTAAGTCAGATAAGTATCATTGGGGATTGTGTAAAGGTGAATGTAAGAAAGAAAAAATATTAAATTTGGAATTGTCCAAATCATTTCCCAGTTTTTGTTTTTTCATCAGTATTTTAGCTCATGAAATGATTCATGCCTATCAGTATATGACAATAGGTAAAATGAGTCACTCAGAAAGTTTTGAAAGATGGAATGATGTATTTTTAGAATATGGATTGGAGATAAAAGATTATGATGAACTTGAATGATGTTAAGAAGTTAACAGAACAAGATTTAGAAGATATTAGAACAAAAGCATTAACCAAATTTATTGGAATGCTTTTTAAGCATTGTTTAATGTCAGCTTTAACAACAGCTATTTTAATGGTAATTATTCTAAAAGAAAATTCTGCATTATTAATTGGATGTTTAATTGTTAATATAATTTGTTTAATTGGCGTATTTATTTCATACTTCAGTGTAGAGGTTGAAACTGTAGATTATGAAATTGAAGTTTTAAGAGAAATGAAAAAGATTAATTTTGATGTAAATTAGTTCTTCCCATTGTGATGTTGTTTTGAATTCTAATTTCTTGATTTCTAAAAGTCCAACATTCACCTGAACTATCAATAAAAACCACCCATTCCAAATCATGTTCTTGGGAACGATCAATTAGGAAATATGCCCAACCTTTTCCTTTTGGTGTGATTAATGGAATGGGTGGATTTAGTTGTATTGTCATATTAGTTATGACTATCAATAATTTTTTTCATATTATTAGTTAGTTCTTTTATCAGAAAAGAACTTATTTCAATTTTAACATCATTACCGATAAATTTTATTTGATAAAGTAAATTTGAATTATAATTTATGTTATAAGAATTTTCTTTTTTTGTGTAAGAAAGTTTATTGATGTCATTTAGTTTTTTCATATAATCTATAAAACTATTAAATGAAAATTCTTTAATATAATTTTTCTGATTTTTATCTAGATTAATATTTTTTTTAACTATATTTATTTTTAATGAATTATATATTATGTTGTCTATAGAAATACCAAATAAAAAATATTGCAATTTTGATAGCCACAATGATCTAGTTTCATTTAATATTTCATCAAAAGATTTAGATAAATTGTTACTATAACCAAAATCTTTATATAATTGTTTTTTATTTGTATTGTGTATTCTCTTATTCAAAGAAGAACTGGAAGTTAGTTTTAAAGAAACTTCAATTTCATCTAACAATGAATCTTTTGATAAAATATTAAATAATTGATTTAATTTATAAGATGGTGCTTCCTCACTCAAATTCATACTTGTTAATTTATAACCTTTATTTGTCTTAAAATTCACCACTAAATCTGATTTTTTTAAAAGTTTATTAATATTATTTTCTTCATTTTTAATTTTTTGTATATTTCCGGTAGTTGAAATATGTATCTCAACTAAATTTATCATTTCATCCTCAACGTAAGAAATTAAAGTATTTTTAATTTTGTTTGAAATAATACTTGATGGAAATCTGTTAATTAAGAAATTAAATATTTCTTCTTTTGCATAACTCATTGACTTTCTTAATTTTTTATTTTTAGCAAAAAAGATAGTTCCTTTAGGTAATTTGATTTTTAACTTACAGCGTAAATATTTGTTATCTGTAAGCTCAGTTCCTTTTTTCTTAACAAGAAAGTTATCAGTTAAAATTAATCCTTGTCCGGTGTATTCTTCAACATTATTTGATAAAAATTTTAAAGTTTCCAAAATAGAATTTTTATTATAACCACCATCTAGTGTAGTTTTTGGTGAAAGATTAATTATTTCATAATCATTTTCGAAAACTAAATTACTTGTACTATAATGTGCCGCACAAACAGCATATAAACCTTCGTATATAAATCCTAGTTCGTTAAAGGCCATCTAATCCCCTTTTTGTTATACTAAATATTTATAAACCTAACTATGAAAAATGAACTACAAAATTACCTAGCTGATACTGAAACTAACTTTAAGCAGAAACTAGACTTCTTTCAAAATAGAAATGTATCTGTTCAAAGTCATAATGATTATTCTAACTTATTTCAGTTTTGTCTCTATGATAATAATTCAGAACCAAATGAAATTATTGATAATTGTTCTGGAATAATTCTTGATGTTGATGATAAAAATTTTCCAATCATAGCAGCAACACCTAAAGTAATTCATGCAAAACCTATTTTCTCATCTAAACGTTTAAGATATGAAGAGAAAATTGATGGTACAACTGTTTATCTGTGGAACCATAAAGAAAAATGGCACTTATCAACAAAATATGATGTCCAAGAACCAAAAATAGAAAAATTATTCTTTAAATACTTTCCACAAAAATATATTAGTTTACTTGATCCTTGTTACACCTACACATTTGAAATAATATCACCATTCAACAAAAAAATTGTAAACACAAACACTGTTAAAATATATTTCATAACAGCTATTAATAAAGTTACATTGGAAGAAACTAGATTTGAATGTTTTGAACACATGCTTCCAAAAACATTTAAATTTAATACAATACAAGAAGCACAAGAATTTGTACAAAATTCAGATCCAAAAGAAATTGAAGGATTAATTGTAATAGATTCAAAAAACAGAAAAATTAAAATTAAAAATAAAAACTTTAGAAAACTGCAAGACTTTGTTGAATCATTTGATTTCAAAAAAGGTATTGTGATGGCAATAAAAGAAAAAGATGAATTTGTCGAAGAATTTCCGGAAATTTCAGATTTATATAGAGAAATGAAAAAAATGATAAATTCAATTTGTTCTAAGTATGACAAGATATTTGAAGTTTGTATGAAAAATACATCAACAAAAGCAGAATTTGTATCAAAAGTAATGTCACATACAAAGTTTACTTCACCTCTATATGCCATGTATGACAAAAAAGTAAAAAATATGAAAGATTATCTGCAAAAGATGAATCCAGATAAACTTGCCATGATGCTTGAGAAGGGTGAAATTTAAACTATTATAAATAATGAAAGATTGTAAATTAGACATAAACTAAAATAACTCAGCGGAGGAAGATGTTTTCCTCCGCTTTTTTATTGACAAATTCAAAAATTTGTGATATTATGTATTCATGAACACTCAATTTGGTTACTGCTGCATTAATCTGGAACTATCCGACAAAGGTATTACTACCAATCGCACCATGCGAGAAGCTACGTTTAATGAGCGTGGTATTGCCTATGCATCTGAGCTTGCATACAAGAATACTCTTGATCTTATCCAGATCATGCTTTGGAATCAACGCAACAACATCAAGGTGTTTCGTTTGTCTTCCGATCTATTTCCTTGGAACTCCAAGTACAAGCTAGAAGATCTTCCTGATTTTGCTGAAATTTCTTACAATCTTCGTTTTGCTGGTGATATTGCTAAACGTGCTGGTATTCGTGTAACTGCACATCCAGATCATTTTGTCAAGCTAGGTTCTGACAAGCAGAATGTTGTTGACAATTCCATTCATGATCTTCATCATCACAACGAAGTTTTTGAGTTGATGGGTTTTCCTGCCAATCATTATCACTGCCTCAACATCCATGTTGGTATGAATTTTTCTCAGAAAGTTATCGACAACTTCATTACTAATTTTTATCGTCTTAACGAAAAGACCAAGAAGCGTCTTGTTGTTGAGAATGATGACAAAGCTTCTGCATTTTCTGTTAATCAGTTGTTCAAGCATATTTTTTCTTATATTCATACTCCAATCACATTTGACTATTTCCACCATAGTTTTCATCAAGATAATTTGTCTGAATCTCTTGCATTTCATCTTTCTTATGCTACATGGGGTGAGACTAAGCCACTATTCCATTACAGCGAATCTAAAGCTTTGCATGAAAGTATTTCCTGCAATCCACGGGCGCATTCTGATTATGCAACATCTATCATGAACACCTATGAAATGCCTCTTGACATTGATCTTGAACTCAAGTCTAAGGAAAAAGCTTTGTTTGCTTATCAAAAAATGTATGAAGAGAGCTTGACAAAGCTTTCTGATTCTGCTACAATGTAAGTATGAAATACAGAATCGCAGACAAAGTAAAAGTAATTCCTAAAGTAGCAAGTACAATGCTGATGAATCCTCATAGCGTTTACATTGTTGTAAAAACAAAACAAATTCCAGGTACAGAAAAGTCAGAAAATTTTTATTGTCTTCGTGATGATTTTAATCTACAATTTTGTTGGATACTTGAGGAAGAATTAATTCCAGTGGAGATTTAAATGAAACGATCAAAACCTAAAAATATACTTCATTTTACTAAATCAAAATCTGGTACAGATTCAAGAAAAACTTCACGCACACCTGAAGGAAAATTTATATCTTCTTCTGGAGAAGATTGTATGGTACTATCAAGATCAAATAATTATTACATGAGTAGGATTAAACAATGAACCACGACACAATTTTAAGTTTTATTGAAGATGTAAAAAATTCATCTTTTGCTCACAAGTTTGACGATTATAATTTTGCACAGAATTTTTATGCAGCACTTTGTAATACTGTATGGGATTACAAGAATCAGGATTTCTCAGTTTCCTGGAGAACTGCTGGTAATGTTGTAGCTGAAATTAGAAATAGTCTTTTTAACTATAAAGAAGATTATATGGACTATTATTGCACTGGTATTCCTTCAACATATGATATTGAAAAAAATGATGATGTATATATTATTGAGGGGTTGGTAACACCAGAAATTTCAGAGTGCTTTTGTGAACTAAATATGGTCATGGTTTCCTGTCAAGAATTTATTGATGAATAGTTGACAAACTTATATTTTTGTGATATACTGATATTATGTTAACAGTTAAATTTTTCAAAAACACGGAACTTCTCACAGAGAGAAAGTTCACAATTACAAATTTTGACGCTGTTAAGAATTTTATCAACAATCACAAGTATGATTATTCAAAAGCAAGTGAATGTGAAGATTTACCATTTAATTATGTTTCTTTTGACTGGTTAGATGATAATAATTATTATTTTGCTGATTGGGATGTTAATGATGAACAGGTTTTAAAATTATGATGTATTCAAAAACTAAAAAATATTTTTACAAAGATTTTCAAACTAAGCGTAAAAGTTCTAGTGGTGTTAATCTAAGATACGAAAAAATTGGACAAAATTATTCATATTCCGGTCGATATGGAAAAAGAAAGTCAGAAGTAAATAATTTAACATCAAATTCCTATTCAGGTTTTTCATCAATGGCTTGGTCGAAAATCACTAGTGACAAACAAAAATATTTGTGATACAATAAAAGTATGAAGTCGGAACAGAAAATCATTAAAGTTTTTTCTCTCTTGAAAGAAGTTGCTATTGCAACGCCCAAGATTGCTGGTGCTAAAATTGCTGCTGCAATTGTCCACAAAAACAAGATTATTTCTGTTGGTGTAAATTCAAATAAATCATCTCCTTTACAGGCTAAATATGCAACTAATAAAGATTTATCTATTTTCCTTCATGCTGAAATTGCAGCAATTAAAAATGCGTTACGCTATTTGGATGTAGAAGATTTCAATAAAGTTTCTTTGTTTGTGTGCAGGGCAAAAACTGACGTGAAAACGAACAAAATGATTTATGGAATGTCAAAACCTTGTCCTGGCTGCATGAGAGCAATTGTTGAATTTGAAATTAAAAATGTTTTCTACACTCTTGACAATGAAGGTTGGGAAGTGTTATAATAATTATATGACAGAAAAAGAAAAATTCATTATTAATTACGCTACAACATTTCTTGCAGCTAAAGCAGCACAAGAATACACATATTGTTGCATGACAGACAACCATGTAAATCTTGTTGAAACTGCTCCAATTGAAGATGCATTTTTCATTGCTAATGAAATTTGGCAAAATGAAACATTTAAAGAAGAATACAAGAAACTACTTAATGGACTATAAGATGAAAATCTCAACACTGAAAAGAAATCCAACATCACAATCTGGAAAAAATTCTTGGACAACATCAACATTACATTCATGGACAAATTCCAAGTGTGGTGCAGTTTTTTCATCTTTCACTGCACATTACACTTTTAGATCATGGACGTAATCAATAATTTAAAAACTATGTTCACACCACAAAATATCATTGATTCCGGCTACAAGCATTTCCCTTTCAAGGACAAGCAAATGTTCAAATATGCTGATTTGTTTTTCCAAAAGAAAGTAAAGGAAAATGATAAAACAAAGTATTTCATCAACATTTACTACTACATATTTACAGATCTATATAACAAGGTAGGTCCCGCCACCACATTTGAAGTAGCTTTCTATCTACAAAACAATACATGTGTAAATGTGTCATTTTCCGGTGAAACATTTTCTTCAATTGTAGAGATAGAAGAATTTTTTGAGAATTTCTATAAAAACAACAATTTTGTTCCGGACATTCACAATGAATAATGCAATGTTAATTATTATCATTTTAATTATTTTGTACTTTATCTATCAGTCCGAAGATTAAAATTAAAGGGGTATTATGGTATTATGTAAAAATTGCAAACATTTTGATTCACAATTCGTTGAATGTAATCATCCACAATTCTACAAAATTGAATATTCACCAGTAAATGGTGCAAGAAAATCTCTTAATATGGAAGTTTACACTAAACTTTCAAAAGAAAATCCAGACAATCCATGTTCTTCAATTTGTTATTTACAAAACAAAGATTGTAATTGTTCGCTTTATGAACCAAATTTATTAACAAAAATTCTCAACAAAATTTCAAAATTATTCTAATATGTCCTGTTATCACTACATTTACAAACTAGAACTACTTGATGAAAACAATGTAGAAATTCATAATTATTTCGGCAAGAGATCCTGCTCAGTTAACCCTGAGCAGGATTGTCGTTATATGGGATCACCAAAAACAGCAAAAGAAATTATAAAAAACTGGCCCAAAGAACGTAAGAAAAAAATAATTCTCGAACATCACAAAAATAGAATTAGTTTGGGTATTGCAGAAGAAAAAATTATCAGAGAAAATATCCACGACAAACCAAAAAACTTAAACTATGCAATAAGTGGAAAAAATTATTATTTAACACCAGAACAATTAAGTGAAATTGGTAAAAAAGCATATGCAACAGCATTAGCTAAATTAACTCCAGAACAAAGAAGTGAAAATGGTAAAAAGGGATATGAATCATCATTAGCTAAATTAACACCAGAACAATTAAGTGAAATTGGTAAAAAAGGGGGTAAAAAGGGATATGAATCATCATTAGCTAAATTAACACCAGAACAAAAAAGTAAAATTGGTAAAAAAGGAGCAACAAAATGGTTGGAGAGTAGCACACCAGAAGAAAGAAGTGAAATTGCTAAAAAAAGAGCAACAAAATGGTTGGAGAGTAGCACACCAGAAGAAAGAAGTGAAATTGCTAAAAAAGGACATATAACAAGAAAATTAAAAAGGATGTCAGCAAACTATACATTAGAGACACCACAAACAAAAATTTGCTCAATGTGTAAAAAAGAAAAATTATTTTCCCAATATAATAAAAAGAAAGATGGAAAATATAATCTAAGTGCAGAATGTAAAGAATGTCACAATATAAAAAATAAAATTTATTACTACAATAAAAAAGAAAAGTTATGGTAAGATAGAATGACAGGGTATTTCGACAGGATAAAAAAGTAGAATAAATAGTGACCCATCTCTAATAGTCGATAGAAATGGTGGGGTGTTGTTTTGTTTGGGTATCTATTTATGTGGAAAAAAAGACACAATGTGTCAAAAATGACACATTTGTGAAAATAGTTGGGAAGTTGTGAAAATGGTTGAAAAGTTGTGGGTACTTTAACTGCTGCGCCATTTTTTCTGAAAATTTTTTCATATTAAAATTTTTTTTCCAACTTTTTTTCGCCAACACTTGACATGAACACATGACTTTGCTATACTAAAAGAGTAGACGATGTGTTCCGAACACACAGAAGCTACAAAAAATCAAAAACTGAGGATAATTACATAATGAACGTTAAGTTTTGCTCTTTCGACAATGAGATTCAGACCGAAAATCCGCTGGTTATTGCTGATTCCTACAATGAATGTGTTCGAGAAACGCTAAAGATTGGTGAATTCACCGATGAAACTCTGGAAGACATGGTAACTACTCCGAATATTGAGGAAGTTATGGGTTTTTCTGTTAAGCAGATGCTGGTCCAGGGCTAGTTTTTTTCTGAACACATGAGAATTCTACTTGTTCCAGCCGTTTTAATCATTTTTTTGCTAATTTTAACAGATTGGTGGAATTTTGACGGCTGGAACAAGTAGAATTCTGGGGGATTTTGAACACATGGATGAAGAAATTGAAAAATTTGAAAAAATTATCGACGATTTAATGGATATCATCCAAAAACGGGATGAAAAAATTGCAAAATTAAGAGAAATTAATTCTGAATTGCAAGATATGGTCGATGAATTGAAAATGCAGATTGAAGAACTTCAAAATTCAGATTAATAAAAATTAATTTTGACAAAATCCTGGATATGGTATACTGAACACATGACACTATCAGTTAAAAAAGAAAATTCTTTACTAAAGAAACAAATTTTAAGATTAAACTGGAATTATTTTGTTAAAAAATAGTTGACAACCTATTCTTGGACTGATATAATCAAAACATGTACATCACATTGAAAGTTCAATTTCCTAATGAAGTGATTAAATTTAAATATTCCAATTTTCATAATGAAGGAGATGTAGAAAATTTCATTTTCTTTCTTAAATGTTTATGGTTAAGATCAGAACATGATTGGGAAAAACTTTTTTTCTATAAAGGAAGAAAACTGGTTGAAACAATGATCCGGTAGTGATATACTGTAATCAATGATTACCATTACACAACACACAAACACCGGAATTAAAGTTCATGTGAATGCTTGGAAAGCAAACAACATTAATTTTTCAATTTTTATTGAAGATGAAGAATATGATTCCGGTACTACAATTGATAATGATATTGTCGGTGAAGCCAAATATTGGGCAAGAGTGACTGTTGCTGATATTGAAAATGGAAGATTAAAGAAAGTTAATGGTCGCTGGTTCATTTAGTTGTTGACAGTCTGATATTCAGTTTGCTATACTGGTTTCATATGACGATCTGGAACATCGACGCAAACGCAAAAACGGTCAAGGGTCAGAAGCTTGGATATCAGACCGGAATCATTTATCTGGCTCCTGGTGATTTGTCTGGTCATCAGGTCTGTGCTGGTGCTTCTAAAGAATGTTTGGCATTCTGCCTGAACACTTCTGGCATGGGTGCATTCTCTAATGTCCAGAATGGACGCATCAACAAGACCAAGAAGTTGTTTGAAAATCGTGAAAAATTTATTGCCCAGGCTTTGAAAGAACTTGACAAAGCTTGTGCTGCTGCGGTAAAATCTAATCTGGTTCCTGTTTTTCGTCCGAATGGAACTTCTGATCTGCCTTGGTTGGCTAAGGCATTGCACACTGCACGTCCTAATGTCCAGTTCTATGATTACACTAAACTGGATCGCCCTTGGGAGCGTGTTTCTGAAAATTACCACTTGACTTATTCTTTCAGTGGTGATAATATGGAGAAGTGCTTGGAAGCGTTGAAGCATGGTGTTAATGTCGCTGTTGTTTTCGACAAGTTGCCCAAAACTCATTGGGGCTATCCTGTGGTAAATGGCGACGAAACTGATCTTCGCTTCTTGGATGCCAAAGGCGTGATTGTTGGATTGAAAGCCAAAGGCAAAGCACGAAACAAAAAATCTGAATTTATTCAGATTGGCTAGTTGACAACCTGACCAAACTGTGAGATACTAACAATATGAACATCACGAACTTCGTTGACCAGATGACTGAAAAGCACGGCGGCACCATTCTTCGTGCTAAGACTATTAAGCAGGAAGCTGAAATTTTCAATGTTCGCATTCCTGTTAAGTTTTGGACTCTTGGTAAGATTTCTCGTGGCATCTTCGATCTGAACGTGCTGCGAAATGTTAATGGTGTTGCTGAAGCTCCTGGTGAAGTTGTTCCTCTTGTTGTGGAAACTGACGAGGAAATTCTGGAGCGTCAGCGTGATGGTTTCTCTTCGATGGATCGCATGGTGGAAGCTGTTATTGAAGGCAAGGTCACGTCGATGATTGTTTCCGGCAATCCTGGCATCGGCAAGACCTACAACATCGAAATGATGTTGGAGAATGCTTTCCTCGATGAGAAGATTAACTACACTCCTGTTAAGGGCTTTGTTCGTCCTACTGGCATTTTCCGGATGTTGTGGGAAAATCGTCATGAAAACAGTGTTTTGCTGATTGATGACGCTGATTCTGTTTTCGATGATGAAGTTGGTCTGAACATCTGGAAAGCTGCTTTGGATAGCACCAAACGCCGCATGATTTCCTGGAAAACGGAAAAGAAGTGGGAAGATGATGCTGGCGATGAAATTCCTTCCACGTTTGAATTTCGTGGTTCTGTGATTTTCGTCACCAATCGGGATTTTGATGCCATGATCCAGCAGGGCAACAAAATGTCACCTCACTATCAGGCACTGATTTCCCGTTCGTTCTACTTGGATTTGAATTTGCGAAATACCCGTGAGTTCCTGATCCGAATCAAGGACGTGGTTCAGAACACCGATATGCTTCACACTCTGGGACTGGAAGAAAACCAGCAGCAGACGTTGATGCAGTTTGTGGAGGACAACCACAAGAAGCTGCGGGAATTGTCGCTTCGCATGGTGTTGAAGTTGGCGAAAATTCTGAAGTTTGCGAAGTCTGATGAAGATTTCGTGAAAGTTGCGAAATCCACTTGTTTCAAGGTGGCCCGTTAAGGGCCACCTGTGGTATAATATAATCATGAAGAAATCAATCTACAAAAGAAATATTTGGTCTGCGTCTAGGTCTATGTCTTGGTCTATGTCTGGGTCTTGGTCTGGGTCTGGATCTAGGTCTAGGTCTTGGTATGGGTTTGGGTCTAGGTCTTGGTCTGGGTCTAGGTCTGAGTCTAGGTCTGGGTCTAGGTCTTATTCTGAAACTGGTTAATAAACTATGATCAAGAAATCAATCTACAAAAGAAATATTTGGTCTGGGACTGGGTCTTGGTCTTGGTCTTGGTCTTGGTCTGGGTCTAGGTCTAGGTCTATGTCTGGGTCTGAGTCTGGGTCTTGGTCTGGGTCTTGGTCTAGGTCTGGGTCTATGTCTGGGTCTAGGTCTTGGTCTTGGTCTGGGTCTTGACGAACACATCAGCCTGTGGTATGATATAATCATGAAGAAATCAAGAACACAAAAATTTAAGTCTTGGTCTGAGTCTATGTCTATGTCTATGTCTGGGTCTTGGTCTGGATCTTGGTCTGAGTCTGAGTCTATGTCTAGGTCTGGATCTTGGTCTGAGTCTGAGTCTATGTCTAGGTCTTGGTCTGGGTCTAGGTCTTGACAAACACACAGAAAGGTGCTAATATAGTTTCATGATGAAATCACGCATTTCAAGAGTGTGGACTGCATCCAGGTCTGGGGAAAAATCAATCCCTTGTTCCGGTATTAGAACTGGTTCTTGTTATCGACAAATCACTTTCACCGGAAAGTGGGCAAGAGTCCGTTCTTATATGAAATTGTGGTATGGATTGAAAACTTCAAAAATTGAGTTGACAACTAACCTGAAAGGTGCTAAGATATAATCATGAGTAACGAACAACTGCACGACCTCATTAACGAATATGTAGAATTGATTGTTGATACAATGGACATGGAGGATCTCATCAATCATGCCTATGAATCCATTCATGCACGTTTGGAGCAGATGGGGACTGAAGATATTCTGGCAGAAATCACAGAAGTTGCCCCTGAACTCTTGACAGACGACATGGAATCTGGTACACTGGAACAGTAGAGGAAAACATGATTAACGATCTGACTGTAAAAGAATTGGATTTGCTGACTCAGGTTTATGCAACCAAGTTGGTTGAATCTATGAGTGAATGGGAACTGGCAGAAATTGTTGAAGGTTCCTTCGTTGATGAATTTCGGAAAATGCCGCTGGATGAATAGAAGGAACAT